AGACGATCACGGCGTGCTGTAAATCTAAACTGCTGGAAAGATCCATTGTTTAGAACCATATCTAGAGTTTCTAGATACTGCTTATTCATATAATAGTTGAGGATATCAAGTGATCCGAATGCATAGAGATCATTCAAGAACAACTGATACTCAACACCAAAAAGATTTGAACGGATTGAATTGCTGACAAGACCAAAGACTCTTGTGATACCAACTACATGGTCTGGAATAGGAATATAGTTTGTAGCTTCTTTCCAGTTAGTAGAACCTTCTGTAGTTGTTACACTAGCAGCAAACCTTGTTTTATCGTCAGCAGTGATTTCGTGGTATAAGTATGCACGCTCCATACCGTTGTAGCAGTTCTCTTGGAAGAACTGAAACGTGTCGTCAATTACGTTGTTGACCTGTTCGTCATCAATGTTGACCTGCAACACGGGTTCGCCAAGTTGCCTCTTGCAATATGTGATGAGTTCAGCTCTAGAACTTGGAGATGCCATTACACACAAAAAATCCCTTCTTACCTATTTAGGAAGAAGGGATTTAGTATTTATTCTGCTGCTGGTGCTTCAGGTTCACCCTCTGGTGCTGCTCCTTCACCTTCTAGTAGTCCTAGAGTTTCAAGACCACCCTCTAGTTTAATTTTATATTCTTTCGCTTTTACTAGATTTTTTTCTAGTTCTGCAATCTGTTTTTCTGTGGTAGCAATTTGCTCTTCAAAATTTTTCTTTAGTGCTGTAGGGTCCATGGTAATCAAAAATAATATTGTATATGTTTATTTAGGTGCTGCTCCATTTGGTGGAGTAGGTCCTTTCTCTATTAACAAGTGAGCTTGTGTTAACTCATCTGGTTTTTTATCTTCGTACATTTTAATAGTACGGGGATCTAGTCTTTCAACTACATCTTTATATTCTTCAACAATCGGTTCGGCAATTTTCCAGAAAAATCCTTCCTTGCCAGGGATAATTCCATGTGCGATATCAATTGCTAATGCAACTAACAATTGATCTCCAAACACAATACCAAGTTTTCTGCGAAATTCAACTTCTCTAGTTGTTGGTGCAGATTTTCTAACTAGGAGTTCTGCTGTTTCCAACTCAACCCCATGTCTCCCTTCCATATCAATTGACATTTTTTATACAAGATGGTATACTGTAATGTATTTAGAATTATATCACATAGATGTCTAATCAACCACCTAGGATTGAAACTTGGTTTCCAAAAACCATTTATATTCGGGATGATGTATGCACTGAGACGCTATCAAAGTTGGAAGAAAAGTGCAAAAAAATTGAAACAGTAAAGACTGAAAGTTTTCAGGTTAATTCAACACATCTAACTAACAGATATCTTCATAAAGAAGAAGAGTTTTCTGAGTTGTCATCTGCCATTATGGAAAATTTTGCTTTCTATATGGATCGTTTGGGATACTGTGAAGACTACATCTCCCAGTGTTTTATTGGAAACATGTGGTGTAATACAAGTGATCAAGGTGGTTTTTTGTTTCCACACTCTCATCCAGGGTGTATAATGGCAGGAGCATACTATGTAAAAACAACGAAGGAGAATCAGATTACTTTCTATGATTCAATTAACCCTCCTTTTGAACCACCTAAATATGACAACCCTCTGAATTGGTCTACCACAAAATACGATTGTGTTCCTGCTAGACTCCTAATGTTTAGGAGTAATATGATTCATGGAACCACTCGGCAAGAAGAAGAAGGAGAAAAAATTGTAATCTCTTTCAATATTGTAAAAGCTATTGAGAAATTTTGATATGGATTTAGAAGCACAGATTGATGGTATTTTTCCCTCATACATTTTTAACTTTGACTTGTCAGATAAAGTTGATTGGAAAAAACTAATCCCCATTCTAGATGAAGAAGTTGATAAAAGACATCAACTAGAAGAACAACAAAATTCAGAAAAATTTAAAGATCCTATCCCATCTCAAATGGCACAAACTGTCATTGTAAGAGCTGTGCAAACTCTTGACAGAGAATTGCATAGACGACAAGAGTTTGCTGAACTTACTGCATGGATCAAAATTTGTCTTGAATACTACAGAAAAAGATTTGAAATGCAGTGTGAAAAACTTGAACCCACTTTGATGTGGGGAAATAAGTCAATTAAACATGCTCAGCACCACGCACACTTTCATACCATGTCTCTGATCTCTGGAGTTTTTCATCTTCATGATGGTATTGGAACATGTTTTATGGATCCAGTAGAACAAAAACTTAGAGGTCTTCAAGTATTTGATAAAACCACAAATGATACTTGGAGTCCTAGAGCTTATCCAGGGCAATTAGTTTTGTTTCCTGCATACATGAAGCATTACACAGAACCACACCAAGGAGATGATCCAAGGTGGTCAATTGCATTTAATAGTTTTCCCTCTGGAAAGTGTAATTGGGATGAGCATGATAAAATTATTGCTGTAGATCTTACTGTAAATTGATGGAAGAAATTAAGTTTGGTATACCATTTTACACATACAGTATTTCTGACTGGGAGACTAAAAAAGAAATCATTTTAAATAGTCTCCCAGATTTTAAAAACTACAAACTAGAGAAGTCAAAAAACAGCGGTCATGGCGATAAAAATCATTATACCGATTATTTTGATAATTTAGAAAAACCTCCAGAGTATGCCAAACCTGTTTTAGAATGTATAAATGATGAAATTCTAGAATTTTGTAGATCAACAAATGATAGTTGGAATCTAACTTCTATCTGGTTTCAAACTTACGAAAAGTATAATAACTTTTCTGTTCATAACCATGGACTAGAAGGTTGGAGTGCAATCTTGTATGTTGAATTTGACGACAGTGAGCACTCTCCAACTACTTTTTATTCACCACATCTTTCTTGGAAGAGATCTACTTTAGGACAATACAATTCTCATGTTCCTAAAATTAAGGAAGGAGATCTTGTCATTTTTCCTGCCATGATACAACATGAAGCTTCATCAAACATGAGTGATAAAAGAAGAACAATTATTTCCTTTAACCTAAAATGAATTTTATTGAAGTATATGACAATGCCCTTTCTCCAGAATTGTGTAAGCAAATTATTGAATACTTTGAAGAGTGTCCAGATGATCTGAAACGCCAAGGTCAAATATATGGAAGAGATTATAATGACATAAAAGTAGACAAAGATTATAAAGACTCTACAGATGTTTGGATGAATTTTCACAACTGGACAGAACCAGATAAAATCCTTGCTTCTACTCTCCTTACATATATTGGAAAGTATAGAGAAACACATAATGAGATTGATAATGTATCTCCTTGGGAACTAAGTGAATTGTATAATTTACAAAAATATGAACCAGGACAAGGATATCATTCTCCACATTGCGAAAATGTAGACGGTCCTTCTCCTAGAATTTTGGCATGGATGTTTTATTTAAATACAGTTACTGATAAAGGTGGAACTCACTTTACTAACTGGGACATCACAACTGATGCTGTTGAGGGAAGGTTAGTAATCTGGCCAGCGTATTGGACTCACACACATCATGGAGTCATGAGTGAAACTCAAACAAAATATATTGCTACTGGGTGGTATGATTTTGTAAACAAAGTAAGTTTGGATGACATTTTCAATGCAGCAATTAAACAAACTCAGTGATTTTATTTTTATAGAAAAATCTATACCTGATGATATATGTGATTATATTCTAGAAGAATTAGAATCTAATCATTGGGAAAAACATCAATGGGGATCTATAACTGGTGGATTATCTGAAAAAGAAGAGACATCTAAAGAACCAGATGTAACTTATTCAAAACCTCTTGATTCAATTTTAAATTCTTTTGTTGTGCAGACTGCTAAAAAATATCAGCAGATGTACTCAGACAAATCATGCAAAAATACATCTGAATTTATATTTTCACTTTCAGAAATTAGATTTAATCGTTATCATATTGATCAAAAAATGGATATGCATTTTGATCATATAAAAAGTTTGTTTGATGGAACTAATCCTGGTATTCCCGTACTTTCTTTTGTTGGAGCACTTAACGATGACTATGATGGTGGAGAACTGGTGTTCTGGGAAGATTATTCTATAAAACTAAAAAAAGGGGAAGTGATATGCTTCCCCTCTAATTTTTTATATCAACATAGAGTAAATCCAATACTCAGTGGAGTAAGAGATACTTTTGTTTGTTGGGCGTGGTAATTAAACTTTATATCTGATAATAACAATACCAGATCCACCAGATCCTGCAAAAGTTCCACCACCATTTCCACCACCATTGTTGTTAGAGGAACCACCTCCACCACCTCCGCCAGTATTAGCAAGACCATTACTAGCAGCTTGGTTATAACTAGGATCCCAGTGTGATCCTTGACCACCACCGCCACCTTTGTTATTTGGTCCGCGTGAACTATTTGTGGTGTAGTAGTATTGACCACCATCACCACCACCACCAAACCAACCTCTATTTCCAGAAGTTCCATTAGTTTCTGTGGTTCCCCAATATTCAAATCCAGGGAAATATCTACCAGGACCACCAGGACCAGGGGCAAAAGCTGACCATCCTTTTACGGTTGCTGGCCAGTTAACTTGACCATAGTCAGTATTACTACCATTACGACCTAATTCATATCCTCCACATCCACCGCCACCAGCACCTTCATGTGGTTGTCCATGAGTATAATCTTGCCCATGACCATTCATTCCATAATATCTGGGAACAAATCCACCATCTCCACCACCATTTCCTGATGGATAATCTCCATTATTTTTTCTATTGTAAGGTCCGTTGTGTGGTCCAACGCCAAATGTATATCTACCTCCACCACTATTACCATACCCATATCCACCGTAGTTTCCTTGGGTACATCTACCACCAGTGTTATGAGATGGCCATGATTGAACTCCAGTGTAGAAATCTCCAGATCCTCCACCACATCCACCATCTCTTTCTTCTAAAGCATCATAATTTCCCCAATAATTCGTAGTTGTTTTAACTCTCTGCTCATTATTGGTGTAGAATGATTCCATTCCGCCGCCTCCACCTATCGCAAGGAATGTGATTTGAGCGTCATCACTTTTTCTTAAATAACTATTTTCTCCTCTACGACCATGGAAGAAAGTTCCGTCTCCTTGTCCTGTGTAGTAATAACCAGCTGTGTTGTATGATCCAGGAGGACCAGCTGCACCACCAGCACCTACTTTTACTTCATAAGTTCCTGGTACTGGGAACCATTGTGGTTGCCAAAGAATTCCTCCAGCACCACCACCGCCTCCGCCTGAGTGGGATCCGCCGCCACCGCCTCCGCCAGCGACAACTAGAACTTCAGCATATGCTTGGAAACCAACAGATGTAACAGTAAATGTACTTGTGCCTGATGTATTTGTAAATACATGATATTTCCACCCGTTTCCTGGTTCAGAAACAGTTCCTCCACTAGCAACTACTTTTCCTTTACCAAGATTCAACCACCCATCATTTGCAGTTAAAACTTGAGCTGCATTAGTATTTGTATTGTAAATGATAGCTCCAACCGCATGATTGGTAGCATTTCTTTCCGCTGTTGTTTGCAGAGGAACTGTGAATGCCTCTGACGGTCTTAAAGTACCTACGTTTAACTGTGACATCTTTGATCAAATTTGATAACGGACAATAACAATACCAGAACCACCTCTTCCTGCGCTGTGCTGACCATCGTTGTTAGAGGAACCACCGCCTCCACCACCGCCAGTAGCATTTACAGCATCTTCTCCATAAAGACCATAACCAGTAGATCCACCACGACCACCGCCGCCATAGTAACCACCAGTAGTGTTGTTTGCTCTATTAGCAGAACCTCCACCAGTTGTGAAGTAACCACCGCCGCCTCCACCAGCAAACCATCCTGATGGGAAACCATATGGAGAGAACTGGTTAAATTGTTTTCCAATACCTCCATTACTTGCGGTATCTGATGCTCCACCAGTTGAAACTCCACCAGCTCCGCCACCGCCAGCGCCTTCATGAGGACCAGCATGTCCACCATCTTCACTAGTGGTAGGACCGCCAGTTCCTCTACTTCCGCCTGGGTTGCCGTAGTATGTTCCACCAGCATTATTTCCTTGGAGATTATTTCCTCCAGTCCATGCTGTACCACCAGGTACGTTTCCTGCTCTGGTTGCTGGCCACATGTCTCCGCCACCGCCACCAGATCCACCGTTCTTATAGATGGAGAAGTAGTAGAAACTTTCGTTTCCTCCACCACCACCAATAGCATGGATATTATCAAAATAACTATCTCCACCTGGTCTACCATGTGAAGAAGAATCGTTGGAAGTGTTTGCGTTGTATCCTGTTCCAGCAACACCACCGTCACCAACAACAACGTTGTAAGTTCCAACAGCAATAGGATATGAAGTATGGTGAACAAGTCCACCGCCTCCACCACCACCGCCACCGCCGTGGGAACCACCACCGCCGCCTCCACCAGCAACAACTAGGACTTCTGCAGTTGTTCCAGCGGGTGCCGAGGTAACGGTAAATGCACTTGTTCCTGGTTGTGTGAATGCGTGCATCTTAAAGTTTCCTGCTACAGAAACAATTCCTCCAGATGCTTCAATACCACCCTGACCTGTAGAAATCCAAGAAGTTCCATCATAAATTTCAACGGTTCCACTATCGGAATTAAAGATCATTAAACCGACAGTACCAGATGGTCTATTAGCAGCGGTATAAGAAGGAAGTTCAATACCAACACTCACGTTGAGTTTATCTACATTTAGAGATGACATGTTCTATAACTCTTGTATCGTACTTATTTATTAGATATTTATCTGATTGTCCAGTTACCACCCTGATTGATGGTAACTTCTTTTCCTTGTGCAATTGTCAATTCACCAAAGGAGATAATATTTTCTCCATTTTTAACCACAACTGTCTCATCAATTGTCTGCTTGACTTTCTTGAATATTCCATAACTATCAGTCCACTGTTCAAAACCATTAGCAGATAATGTTGCTTTAGCAGGTAGGAGTTGAATATGAATATTTTGTGCAGTGTTATTATTTGTTGTAGTGTATGTACCACCAGATGTTGGAGTGCTATTAATTTGAAGGTAGTCAATTAGACCACCACTACCATTATCAACATAAATGTTTCCACTAGGACCTCCACCAGATCCACCATCACTACTCAACCACGCAAGGTTATAAATCTTACCTTCAGTTAGATTTGGCGAACCAACAGTTGCTTCTGCAGCAGCAAAATCAAATTCTAAAATTTCACCTGTTGTTCCACCAGTTGGAGTCTTAACTTTTGCACCATATTGTACTGTGTAATTACCAACTGATGTTTGCTCAACAATTAAAACCCACCAATAGTATTGTCCAGGATTGAGTCTTCTAAACTTAACAGCACCATAGACTTCTTGTGGATCAAGAACAACTCCTCTATCAACACCAAAGTATCCAGGTGAGAACCATTGAGATCCACCAGTTAGTGTTTGATCTCCTTTGAATTCTCCATTATCAATGTCAATGTCTCCACCAACAACTAATTCTGCCGCAGGAGCAGTGACCGCAGTAGATTCTGGACCAATACCAACCTTAGACAATCTGTAAATGTCAAGTTGATTAGTAGATATTGTCCATCTAGAAGTTACAAATTCCTCATTGTTTTGGAAGAATTGACCGTTAAGGTTCATATCACCCTGAACATTCAGGATGTAATCTCTATTGACATTAGGTGTGACTGAAGTATCTGTACCAGAAGTAACGTTAGTATTAATACCAACTCTATTGTTTTCACCCCTGATAGAAAGTGCGGGTGGTTGAGCTGGCGTCGCCAAACTCTTCCAATCATCTCCACCATTAGATTGAGATGCATAGATCTCAAACATATCGGCACCACCACCAATATTAGATCCTAGACGGAATCCTCTACCACCACCAGAACCAGAAGCACCACCTCTGAATTGTAAATCTGCTTCTTGGTTTGCAGTTCCTTTTGCAATTCTTACACTGTTGAGTACATGTGAAATATCAGTGTAAGTATTTTGCCATCTGTTAGCATCAGCACCAAGGTCCTGAGCACTATCAGCACCAGGAAGAACATCTCCACCATTGCTAATCGTCAATCTAGTAGCAGAAGTAGAAGTAGCAGTTCTGGTTCTAATGATCAATGAACCAACATTAGCACTTGATCTCTTAGCTGTAATACCCCACTGAGCAGCAGCAGAAGCACCATGTTGCAAGACGATACCAGATTCACCACCATCTACTTGATTGTATACACTTGATTGATAAAGTGTTGTTTGTGAAGACAGTGCTAATCCAGACTGGAAGTTAAGAGAACCAGCAGAACTATAAACGTTGAACTTAACTGCATTAGCATCTGCAGTCTGACCAATATTTACTCTATTGTTAGTAGAATTAACGTATAGAGTTCCACTATCAACGGTTAGATCAGCACCAACAGTTGCGTTTCCACCGATACTGAGAGCACCCGATCCTTGAACTGTTAGATTATTATTACCAGTGATCGTTAGAGCACCAGTCATTGTATCACCAGTCTTCAATACGTTGAGTGAAGAAGCACCTGTGATACTCGCTGTGATTGTTCCAGCAGAGAAGTTTCCATTAGTATCTCTCACTACAGCAGACTTCAGTGATGCTGTAGAAGCTACATTTGAAGAATTGAACGCTACGTTACCTGCGTTCCAAATAATGTTGTTATTTACCTTAAGTTCATTTTCATTAAGAACTTTGAACTCAAGACTACCAGATCCCTCAGTTGCACTACCACCATCAGCAATAATGGCAGAGTTATAAGATGGAAGACCATTAGCATCTACTGCTTGTGCTTGAGAAGAGTTGAAATAGATATGTGGATTTGTGGCAAAATTGCCATCATATCTACCAAGTCTTAAGAAACCATTTCCAGAATCATTCCCAAGTTCTGCATATTGTGTAGTGTTGCTATCATAAATTTCATAGTTTTCAAAGTTTCTTTCGTCACCAGCAACACCAAGGAATACAGCAGACTCAAGGTTACCACCAGAAGCAAGTCTACCAATGAGCATTGTATAGCTATTGGAAGAATCATTTTGGTCATTTAATTGTTGTGCATTATCAATGAAGAAATCACCGATATCCTGCTTATTAATATTGTAAATATTAATTTGAGAACCAGGTTCAAAATCTCCACCAGGACTAATGTCAAGAACTTGTCTTACTAGAATCCTGTAAGCAACATCTGTTCCAGTATAAGACTTGATTTCAATACTGTTTCTGAACTTAGTAGAACTTCTCCATGTTGGAAGTCTTGTATCAAAAATTTCATTTTTCTTGATATTCCAACCATCTTGATACCACTCACCCTCTTTATTATCAAGTTTGTCAGCATCTAGACCAGAGTCAATACCTTGGTTACCAGAGTTCCAGATTTCATACCAAGATCCATAAGTTGTTACTCCATCTCCAGAACCACGGAGATACATTCTATCATCATTACCAAATGCTAGTTGTCTTACACCACCAAACGTAGCATCAATACCAGACTCACCATTACGGAGAGTCATAACTAAATGCTTAGCAGAGTTAGCACTTCCAGTATCAACACTTGGGAATGCAGTCAATAGACCGTTAGAGCTATTGAAGACAGTTGAAAGAGTTAAACCTTGAACGGCATCACTTGGAGCAGGATTAGAAGTTGGGTTGTTAACACCACTATCAACACGAAGTGTATTGGTAGATCTACCACTAATATCAATACTATACGTTCCACTAGCAAGTTTATCAGGGTTGATACTACTATCAACGAAGAATGCACCGTTAAGGTAGTAAGATCCTTGCTGACCATCTAGTAAGTCAGCATCAAGTCCACTGTCAGGACCAGTTTTAATTGTGATAGAACCATTTCCTTCTTGTCCAATATTAAACTGAGACTTTCTAAATCTCGCAACACCAATTGTTCCAAATTCATCAGCAGAAATTGTTAGATCAGAAACTCTCTGGATGTCAACGGCAACATTAGCAAACTGTTTATTTACAGTGCTAACTTTTGCGAGGAGGACTAAATTAGATCCAGAACCAATTGCTCCTGGATTTGGTGTTACTTGGAAATCAGCAGTGTAACCAGAACCAGCGTTTGTTACTGTAGCATCAGTAATTTCTCCACCGCTAATAATTAAGTTGACTCTTAAGTCAGTTCCAGATCCACCATCAAGACCAATATCAAAATACTGACCATCTGTATATCCAGATCCAGGGTTAGCAATTACAACACTGTCAATAAAATTACCAACTGTATTTGAGGAATCAAATGTTAGTGGTGAAGCTCCTCTCTGGAATTGAATTACACTTCCTGCAGGAAGTGTTGCAGTAAGAGGATTATTAATAGAAACAGTTGTCAATCCACCAACAGTGGTGACACCGTTAATACTGGTGTTTGCTGCAATACCAGCTTGATCAGCTACAACTGCGTGACCAATTAAAGCATTTTGATTGCTTTGGAAAATCAGTGCATTAGCACCAGTTGATGCTTGAGTGAATAATCTTGCAAAATACCTTGTTTCAGCACCTTTAATAGATTGTACCGCAGGAGCAAAGTTTTGGTCACCACGGAGGAAGGTGAAGGAGTTTGCCGCACCGCCTGTTGCTAATCTATCTGTTTCAATTACACCAGATGTGATGTCAGATGCAGCAATCTGATTAGATGATAGAGATACCCAGTTGTTATTATTTGTAGAAGATGTATTGACAACTCTACTAATGTTAATAGTATTTGCAGGATTATCGCTGTCTTCAAATGTATCAGTATCAAGCATCTTGATATTGTTTACAATATCACCATACAATCTACTTTCAATTAAACCAACACCAGTCGCTTGCGTTCCCGCTCCAGGAGGCGCTTGGAATGTAATTACTGGTTGTGTTGTGTAACCTTTACCACCAAATAATCCTGCATTTTCTTCAATAGTAACAGTAACAACTTCACCATTTGCGATGGTACAAGTTGCAGTTGCTGCTACTGCTCCAGCTGATGGGTTACCACCAGAAATAGTTACAGTAGGAGCAACAGTATATCCAGAACCACCATCTGTAATAGTAATTTGATGTAGAACACCTTGTCTGTATTCAGTAGCTTGAATTCTACCTGTAGAAGGAGAACCAGTGTAAACATCGTTGATGTTAAATACAAGACTAGAATCAACTGGGAATCCTAAGAATAAACTCTCAAGGTCATTGTTTAAGATGAATGACTGTGATGTATCCTGTTGAATTGCAATGTCACCAGCAAGTGCTCCTTCAATCTTAAGTCTATCTGCTTGAGTTGCAACAGTGAAGACTTGGAAAGGTCTTAGAGCAGGAATCTGGTCAATAGAAATCTTACCAGAGTCAGTCAATTCAACCAGTGCTCTAGGAACAGCGTTCGTAGAATATGGTTTGTTGATGTAAGGACCTAAGTTATTAGTGATATAATCCTTAACTGCTTTCTGAGTTGGTAGTTTAGAATCACTAGTGTTAGCACCGCCAAGTGTATTGCTGTTGTCAAATCCAGTAACAACAACGTCACCACCTTTCAGTTTCAAGAATTCAACTTCAGAGATCGTAACCGTACCAGTGAAGGTAATATTACCAGTTCTGTTCTCAATTCTAGCAAATGTACCAACCTTAAAGTCACCTAGTTCGTCAGTACCAGAAACATATACACGACCATAGTTTTCAGATACTTGCTCATTTGCCTCAACTTTAGTACCACCGTTCTCAGGTAGTGCAAGATAGTTGTTACCAGAACCAGCAAATTCCCAAGTGTGAGAAGAAGAGTTGACAATAGATGGTCTATGTAATCTAATTGTTGCATTAGATGCAGCAGCTGGTGTTAGTGCAGCTTGTAATGCTGTTAGACCAGAGATAGTATTACCAGTTGACTCTTCAATAAGGGTTAATCCATTACCAATACCATCATCAAGTGTAATAGTTGCAGAGAAAGGAGGTCCAACAGTAACACCACTTACAGCATCAATAAAGAATTCTTTGTCTGGATCAGCATTTCTGAAACCATCAATTTTGACAATATAATGCTCAAGTGGTTCTCTACCAATACCACCAATTGTCATGGTAGTTCTTCCAGTTGGAGTTTGAGATACTACATTAACTGTGCCTGCATCAAACTCATATGGATCTTTACGGAAACCTGTTCCTCTTAGAGCAAATGTACCGAAGTTAGTAGCAGAGTTAGTGATAGAAGCATAACCACCAGACTCACAAAGGACACCATCTTGACAGAAGATAACAAAGACAGAAACTAACTGAGTGTAACCATCGTTGATAACCTTATAACCTGTACCACCAAAAGAAACAATAGTGAACGCCGCAGCAACCATGGACTTACCCTGGTTAGGGAAGGATGCTGTTCCATCTGGTTCTAGACCAGGGAAAGGACAGTTAGGTTGCTTAACTTTATCACCATCAATCAGAGCGCCTCCGCCACCTCTGAAGGAGATAACGGATGCGTTCTGTGTATATGGTGATGCTTCAATAATTGGGAAATCATCAAAGTCACCACGAATCGCCATTCTCTGATTGTTGAAATCATAAATGTAACTACTAGGATAACTAATGATCGGAGCAGTATCATACAGAGTTCCAAAAGTTTGAGTGATAGAACCAGGAGCTGTACCGTTGACAGTATCAGTAGCGTACTGTAGAATGCTATCAAATGTCGCCATTGACGTGGTGATAGCAGATGCAATAGCAGCACATGATGGATTAGCAGCATCTTCTAAGATGCTCCAATCTTCAAATTTTGGAACAGGTGATGTAGTAGCAACGGGAGCGTAGATAATTTTAGTTCCATTTGCTAGAGCAGATGAGAAAGTATGAGCGTCTGTATTACTTCCTGCTACACCAGGATTTAAAGAAAGAGTAGTGCTTCCGCCAGATGATGTTACTCCAGTAATTAAGAAACTTTGACCAAAGTTTGCATCAGTTCTATATGGACTTGCATCAGTACCTCCACCACCATGAGCACAACTGTATGTGATAGCACCTTCAGCAAAAGCGATTCTATCAGAGTTAGCAACAGGAGCAACTGCTGGATCTGGAATAACTACAGTCATCGCTCCAGTTGCTGGAACATATGTAGATCCTGTTGGAGTTGTTGCAAGAACATCACCATCAGACCAGTTACGCATTGCTGCGATACAAAGATCTCTTACTTGCTGGAAAGCATATCTAGTTTCGTCTAATTGTGCTTCTTGAATTCCAGAAAGAACTGTTCCACTGAAATACGACTCAGCAGCAGATATAACGCCATGGTTTCCGCCTAACGATAAGTCTCTTACAAGTCCTTCAATAACAAGTTTGATATCCCTACGGCACTTTCTTTGATGTAAATCGGAAAGATTTAAAGTAGGATAAGCTACTTCTGTATTGATAAGTGCTTGATCTGCAATTAAATCAGCATTTCTAGCAATCAAATAAGCAGCATCAAGATATGTTCCAGATGTATTATTTGAAATAACATCTACCCAGAGATATGATAGTGTGCTAATCGCTGCTTCTACATCAGCACAAGCAGGACTTCCTGCTGTTGTGGTGATAATTGTAGGATCAGTATATCTTGTGGTTGTAGCGTGCTTAGTTACATATAGAGGATCAGCAGTAGTTCTGTTCTTAATCCTCCAATTACACATTGCATAGATTGCTAACTCTCTAGCGTATTCAATTGCACGTACATTCTGGATAATTTCATCTTCAATATAAGCAATTTTGCCACCAACAATATACTTCTTGGCAGCTTCAATAATATTATGGTTGGATCCAAATTCAAGGTCTCTTACCAGAGCATTGAGGAAGTGAATAACGTCTTGCTTACACTGTTCATCACCATTAGTTCCACTATTTGTATTTGTTGGAGAACTGTAAGCAGGATAAAGTTTTTGACCAGCTTCACATGAGATTAGAATATCTGCTAGTTGTACTGTATCATCTTCAGATAATGCCGCGATAGCAGCAGCAGTTGTAGTAATTGTCGCGACACCAGTAACTACAGTGTCATAAACAAATCCACTGATGGCATAAGAATTACCACCAAATGATACTGTACCACCACTTACATAAGTATTTGCATGATCTAATGGACCTAGATAAATGTCAAATGTATTGTTGACTGCATCTAAATTGTATACTGAATAATAGTCAGACTTGAATTGATCATTAATAATACCAACTACTTCTTCTGCGATGTAGTCTCTATTATTTCTGATTAATTGACAAGCATCTTGGAACCTTCTTTCTACTGGTGTAGATAACGCAAACTTGTTTGGCGAGTTAAGTAGAGATAATGTAACTACTTTTGAATAAGATTTTACTTTTGCAAATTCGCCAGGATTAAAGTTTGCATTTGTAAGACCTGGGAACTTTTTAGGAATTACAAATCTTCTTGCACGACCATCAGCGTCTTCTAATACTTTGTAAATTCTTTGCTTACCATTAAGGAATGATAAATCTGGACTAACAGTTGGAAGACCTTCAATTTCAATTTCTTGACCTTCTTTAAAGTCGTGTGTATTAGTTCTACCAACTAGTGCATTGGTATAGAATACAATACCACCTAAGTCTTCTGCACTACCAAACTGTGCTTCTTGGAATCCTCCAGTTGCAATACTTGGGTCTCCTTGTAGAGAAAAATCAATTCTAGAGATAGGTAGGGTTGATGTTACATCTTCGTCATAAGATACAACCTCACCTTCAGCTCTAATTGATTTAAGATTAACAGTATCAATTGTGTTTTCTACTGGTGTGGCAGCATTAATTGTAACTGTTTCTGATACATTACTGTCCCAATTAGGAGCACCCAAGACTGGAACAAATAGAACATCCCAGTAAGTTGGAGCATTTGAAACATCAATACTAACTACTTGATAATAACCAGAACTAAAACTGGAATTATCAGTATCATTCAAAAAGACATACGTTCCCGAAGGAATGTCTGATGTTGGGTCTGAAGTAAATCTTAATCTATTAGCACCAGAAGTAGATGAGATGGTTAATGCTAATTGTGAACCTGTAGATGCGGATGTAACATATCTGTATTGATCACCCTCAATTAAGGAACCAGAATTTAGTAGTACATCAACAGTACCAGAAATATATGCGTTTGCACCAGTAGTAGAGTTAAAACTTACATTGAATGTATCTACTCTAGCACCAGTGTTTAAACCTACAAGTTGGACACCAGATTGTAGGAGTGACAATCCAGTGTTGTTTTGGAATGTAATACGGAATCTTTCTGGTCCAAAAATTTGATGACCGATTGGAAAGTTAACTCCAAAGTCTCCATTGATTTCGTTATCAATAATGATTCTTTGCTTGTCATCAAAGACCATAGCAAAGTCCCAAGTTCCAATTGGGTCTCCGTTGGCGTCAACTTTATCTCTATATGTTACGCCAGTAACATAGTTTTTATCACCAAATTTGAAAATATGTTTTCCTAAATTAGCTGGTCTGATAATTACCAGACGAAGGTTATCACCAACAACCGAGCAATCAGGTGGTAATGAAATTGGGTTATCTTCTACATAATCACCACCAGAAACAATTAGAGTTTCTTTAACACCAGGGGTAGACCACGCAATTTGTGCCGCTTTCTTAATGGTACGGACTGGGTTAACTGCCGAACGACCATCGTTCAGGTCAGAACCAATCTGCTGCGAAACATAAACACGACCACCAACGTCGTTGGTTGCTAGGTTGAGGACGTATTCTGTGGTAGCAATCTTGTCGGATCTATCACCAAGTAGTGGAGTGATAGAACGTGGGAAGATACCAGATTCTCCAGTTTCTAAAAACTTATAATCGTTAGGATCAGTAACTCTAAAACCAATATGTTTGAATTGAACTTCACCGTTTACAGCGATACCGTCCTTATGGATAGGAGCACCAGTTCCAGTAGTTCCTGTGTTTAATGCCTGATATACATTACCTTGTGAATATCTGTATGAATTTTCTGGTACAATAACATTAGCAGCCCATGGCGTACCAGTGCCATTCATATATGTCTTAAGGTTAGGTGCCCTTAAGTTTAAGTCTGGAGTAACAAAATTTTCAATATCAAGGTTTAGAATTCTTGCAGTATCAGAAATGATAGATGTAGAAGTTCTAATAGCACCATTGATATCAAGTTCAAAGTCAACAGTATCAAGAACAGCAGTTGCAGCAGCACCAGCACCATTGCCACCAGTAAATGAAACGTTTGGAGCAGTTGTATATCCATTACCAGGATCGTTAACAGCAACAGAAACAACTGCACCATTAAAGATAAACGCTGACGCTAATGCCTGTGTACCACCAGCTGGTGGTGCATCAATAACAACAGTTGGCGCTTGGGTGTAACCACCACCCCCAGCAGTAACATCAATGTTGTTAACTCTTTGTCCAGTTCTGTTAATACCAATACGAGGCAATCCACTTTGAACGTCTAGTTCAGCTCTAAAGACTTCTCGTTCGTTCGCCCCCGAACCAACTCTGATAGTAGTCTCATTATCACCGATAAGTTTAGGGTTTACGCCCCTAATTTTTTCTTTATCGGAATTAATATGAAAACTCATGGCGCTCGCGTATCCTTGACTTTTTTCCTATCTTATATTTAGCATCAAGTCCAAGCTATACTAATAACTTCGGTTGAAACTGCCCACTTAATTGTCTGAACTGTGCCAGTTCTGATAGTGGAATAACTAAAACGATTTGTTGCTGTGGTTGGTTCAATAGTCCATGATTCTGCTGTTGGGATGTCATCTTTGATGATGGTAAGCATACTTGATAAAACTTGAGTTGCTCCAGCAGGACCACAATAAACAGCACTTTCAATTTTTCCAGTAAATACCGTACCAGAAGGATTAACACCAAGGAAATGTCCTGTTATAAAATTAACAGTATTACTTTCAATTGTAATTTGAGTTCCAACATTATCCAATTGTAATGTTGCTGTATTAAGTCCTCTTAAAATATAGTTAGTTGTATTACTATCCCCATAAAATAAATTTTTCATCTCAATTGAATTGAGAGACATAGCATTATGATCTTTATCAATATGAATTGTTTCTCCTACAGAGAATCCACCTAAAGAATCAAATTGATTTAAATTGGTTGACATTACTTGATTTCCTGAACTAGTACGGTTATGTTAACAACATCAGAGACAGCATGATCATTTGTCAAAGTCACAGTAATTCTGGGTTCTGTAGAAGCAGTAAAATCAAATGCTGCTGTAAATTGATCATTTCCAGAAGTATTCAAAGATCCATATTCATTATGGAAAATATCAGTACCATTATCTATAACTGAATACTCACTAAATGATCTCTTTCCAGAACTAGATTTTGATACAACTGAAACTTTACATCCCTTAGATGTTCCACTATTGTATAATACAACGCTAGATTGTTCTAGACCACCCTTAATCAATGCGACTGTTGCTGTCTTAATTTTAAAATCAGCTAGTTCAAATTCTTTTAACTCTCCATCAAGAACCTTAACACCATTAAACGTTCCCGATCCAAATGTTGTGTTTAAATAAACATCACCTTGATCGTCCAGTCTAAGAACAGGGTCTGTATTTAATCCACTTGAAAGACCTAAATCAAGATATTGTTTTGTGGTACTAATGAAAGTTCTAGTAGAAGCACTATTATCAATAGTAGTTGCATTACTGTTTAGTGTTAAAGTTTGTGTGTCTAGAGCAAGACTTGTTCCACCACTAGTTGTAATAGTGTCAATGTTAGTAAAATCTAATACTGTTTCAGTTAACTGAATTGTATTGACGTTATTATTATAGAAGTATAGAATATTTTCATTTGCTGCAGGAGCAGTCTCTGGAATGATGTATGTGTTTCCATCAACGTCTCTTACACCACCAAGAGAAGACCAGTTTGTTCCACTATATCCTTCAAATTGTTGGATTGTGGTATTGAATCTAATAGATCCTGGACCTGCAGGTGCTACAGATTTCTCATTATCATTACCAGCAGGAATTCTTAAATGAGTTACTGAGTTTACAATTACTTGCTTGCCTGCATTGGGTTCAATAATTAAATCTTGAACTGTTGTTGAAATTCTGTTGTCATGTAACTTTAGTTCTTGACCAATAATCAAAGGACAATCTTTATTAGGTCCTACTCTTACTTCATCTACCTCATTGAATATTAATTCAGAAACAGCTGTTTGAGAGAAAGTAAGTTGTGCAGTACCACTATTAGCAGCACCTGATGTATGAACTGGTTCTGTTCCTTGACCACCAGTTGTACCAGCACTTGTGACTTCATATAGATTATTTCTATACTTAATGTAAGATCCAATTACAACTGGAGTATTTTGTGTAAATACTGAGTAATTTGGAAGACCTAACTTAGGAGAAGAAATAGTTTTAGTTGTAACAAACTCTAACTGAGTTCCTGTCAACTTTAGTGTATTTTGACTATCGTTATAAAACCAAAGTGTATTATCATTAGCGCCAGCAGTAAGTTCTGCTAGAATATAAGTATTGCCATCAATGTCTCTTACACCACCAAGAGAAGACCAAGAACCAGTTGCTGCACTATATCCCTCATACTGAGCGTTATCTGTGTTGAATCTAATTGCTCCATTTTCAACAACACCAGTTCCAGGTCTGCCTGCAGTGTCACCAACAGGAATAATTAATGCAGATAAAGCATCTACTTTTGCGATTCTTCCAGAAGCTGGTTGCAGAACTAGGTTATTTCCTGCAGTAGATGTAATTGTATTATTTGTTACAGTAATTTTATCATTAACATTTAACGTTGCTAATGTTTTTAAATTACCAGATGTTTGAACATCTCCCGAGGATGATTCAACGTTGAATAAAGTTCCTACTTTTAAATTATCAGAATTTATAGTAGTATTATATCCAGTTGCATTAATAGCAAATGCAGCATTTGAATTAATTGTATTCAATGCAGCTACTGATCCAACAATTTGGTTAGCATTTAATTGTGTTGGAACAGTTAATGTATCAATTTCTCCAGTAACAACATCAATTTCATTTGTTACAAGTTTTCTTTCACTGATGTCAATGGCAGCTGCGGTTGTTGATAAGACATCTGTTAGAGTAATACTAAAACCAGATCCAAAAGTTTTTGGGTTATTTGGATCAATAGTTACTTGTGGTTCATTATTTTCACTGCCACCCATATCAGGGTGAACTGCACAATAATAATAGAGGGTTGGTGTAGTTTCTGTAACTAAAATTTGCGTATATGATGATTCATATTGAACACCCTCTGTGTAAGCATATCCACTAAAATCTAAAGTTGCAGCTCCTGATGTACTAGGAACTTTTGTTAATGTAATAGTTGTCGCATCTACAACTGATGCTACAAAAGTGTCTGTATCAACAGTACCTCCGCTACCACCACCACCAGTTGAATCAACTTTCATTCCTTGAAGAATTCCAGTTGTGCTTGTAAGGGTTACTGTAGTGCTAGTATCATCTAGTGTAGTTGTTAACCCAGTAACAACACTTGGACTATGAATACCATCTCTAAATTCTGAAAATCTAAATGGGTGAGAAGCATTACCATTATTAAATCGGTATGTGTTACCAGCATATAATGTTAAAGCTGGATGATATGTTGGTCCAGATCCAGTATCAAGGAAAAATTTATTAATACCATTAAGAGTGTCAATTGGAGCTAATGTTCCAGGAACTCCAACTTTTGCAACAGAATCTTGATCAGTAAAATTACCGCCAGAAGCACAAACTAATAAAGTAATATTTCCACCAGAAGTTACAACTTCATAAACTTCTACAGCAGTTCCGTCTGGACTAACAGATTGTGCCTCAAATACAACGTTATCTGTTGGAGTTGTTCCACCAACATCTGCACCAGCAATCGTAAGAACATCACCTTGTGTGTATCCACCACCAGCAGAAGTAACATTTACAGTAGAAATATCTCCACTAATTCCTCTGTCAATTGAGAAAACTGCTCCAGATCCAGTTCCACCAGTTGCAGATAAATTAGTATACGAAGCATTTGATGCACTAGCAATAGTTGTTTGTGTTGTAACCTGAGTTGTTTGAATTCCTCCGCCAGGAATATAAACCTGATCGCCTACTGATACAAAAGAAGATGGAATTGATCCAGTAAATGTAATTACATCCACTGGACTTACACTTACTGTATATTCAATTGGTGAAACTAAATTAAATGGAGATACAGAAAGAGTATCACCAGAAGCATAACCACTACCACCAGAACTTACAGATACAACTTCTACTGATCCAACTTTGTTAATAGTAAACCCAAATGGTGTTGTTGGTGTTCCATATGGTGGTGTAAAATCTAAAGTAGCAGATCCAGAAGTATCGGGATTAGCAGACAACGTAACTGTTGTTCCATTAATTGCGAATACAGTTGGATTTTGACCGAGACCACCACCAGGACCACTACTACCTACAAGAACACCAGATCCACCAGTTTGTGTTACGACAAACCCAGTTCTAATAGCGTCTGCTTGTGCTTGAGTTACTGTAACATCAGCACTAGCATCACTTAAAGTAGTTGATACTCCAGTTACAGCAGTTGGAAGTGTTAAAACATCTCCAACTTGATAACCAGTTCCTTTGTCAGTAAACTGGAAAGTAGCTGGATCTATTTGACCAACATCACTACTAATAGTGAATTGAAATCCTCCACCAGATCCTCCAAGATCTGCAGCTGCAGCACTAATAACATCACCATTTCTATATCCAACACCATCATCCGTGATGTTAACTCCTTCTACTTCACCGCCATTTACTGAACAAGAAAATGTTGCTCCAGTTCCAGATCCACCAATAAATGGAACATCATTATAAAGACCATCAGAATATGAAGAACCTTTGTTCGTAGTTTCTCCTGTAATACCAATAACTTGAAAACCACATTGAGCATCAGTTCCATTTCCTCCAGTTACAAAAACACTAGAGTAAGATCCTGCTGTATAATCTACACCAACGGAAGTAAGTGTTCCTGTAAATGATTCAACTGTAATGTTGAGTGTACCACCAATACCAGATCCACCAATAACAGGAACATCGTTGAAAAGTCCTGCATCATAGTTTTGACCACCATCATTGATATTGATAAATCCAGAAGATATTTCATTTTTAACAAAATTTACATCATTAAAAAATTTAGTATCTTGATTACTAAACGTAGTTAAGAGTTTAGTGTTTGAAATTACACCAATTGTTTTTGATTCTGCTCTGTAGAATCCTGTGTCTGGATCATTGGTAAAAGATAGTGATGGCAATGCTTTTGTGCCATCACCAAGTTTTAAAATACCAGTAGATAAATCACTTCCACCTTGAGAGATATTAAAAATTTGATTACTGATGTCGTTAATTTTCTGCCTTTGATTTTCAAAGGTATCAGTTCTAGCTACTTGAATTGCTGGCATTTTTAATTAACTCTCTAAGTAAAGATTTGATCTCAGAAACTTCATTCTTCAACATATTTATGTCTTCTAACGCGGAACCAAGTTGTTTTGATTTACGTCTTGCAGATATAGCAGAATCGTCCAAATTGATAATGGCACCAGTGTTTTGGTCTCTTACGAGACCATCATGACCTTCAACTTTGATATAGTCCATACGCGGAAATTAGAAGGCAGCAACAGCGCGAATGTCTTGAATCTTAGGAGCAAATGCAGGATCAACACCAAGCATTACAATCTTGATAGCAAAAGAAGAATACTCTTCAATATCAGATACACTATACTTAAGGTCTTGATAAGAAGATTGCTTCTCAACAACACTTGAAATAGTGTTTTCTGTAGTTGCTAGTTCCAAAGTATCTGGTTGTCCATTGCCATTGAACAATACCCAATCAATGTCCTCAAAGTTTTCTTGGCTAGATGCTTTCTTAAACTTATAGAGAACTTGGATATTTGCAATGTCCTTGACATTTGCCATTAGATGTACATCAATTGCAGTTGCTGGATTATTGATAACAACTTCTTTAGTTACATACTTAGCAACTGCCGAACCATTCTTAGAAGTATTTTCAGCAACAAAGTCAATACCATTTGTATATGTGACTTTACCTACCTCTAGATAATTTGCTTCTTCATCTGGTTGGTTTGGATACTTGATAAAGTCTCCTACTCTGAAGATGTCTGCAATCTGGTCACCAACAACAGCGTTTCTGTTATATAGAACACTATCAATAATTCTATCAGTATAGTTATCATTGATTGGTTTAATATCAACTCTAGCAGTCAGTTCTTGAGTTTGACTGTTCCAGATAACAGTTTTACCAGTAATAATATTGTCATAGGTCTCAAGAATAACAGATGGATTGCGTGCTACGATAGTAGAACCGTCATCAATGGACGCGAATACTTGTGTTGGGTTAGAATCAACACTGACATTTGTCAATTGTGTTTGATTTCCTAAAGAAACAAGTTCTCCTTTTTGGAAGAATTGACTTGTCTTTACTCTTACATAAACAACACTGCCATTGACTCTAGCAATAGTTCCAGTTGTCTTAGAAGTTTGTCCTTCAATTGTTTGATTAGCTTGAATTTCAGTTCCAGCATTTCCTGCGAGATCAAATTGATATACTGGATAGAATTCAATAACTTGATCTCTTCTACCAAACCTAGATTCTTGACCAGTAGCATTTTCAATTCTATTGCTTACTGTTTTTACAGATGCACTAGAAAGATCAATGATTGGAGAAAGATTACTAGATGTAGAGGATAATTGCATCTTGTAAGTTAAAGATCTTTCAAGACTGTTTAGAGTCTCATTAATCTCAGAAGCAATCATTTTCTGGTTTGTAAAGTAATGTGGTTCATTCAAGAAAGTTCTTTCATATTCTGATTGTGAATATGAAGTATAATTTGTAGTTGTTGAATCTACAGGAACTACATTGGTTGTCTTAACAGAAACATCTAATGTTGTACCTGTAAATGTCAAGTAATGAACTTGTGGATATAGAGTCTCAAATTTTCTGTTGTGACTTGCATAAACAGAAGTTCCACCACCAAGAGAGTTACCTGCAGCTTGAGATGGGGAAAGAACATTATAAGAGTCAACACCAGAATTAGTAACTTTGAACAAGTTGCTATTAATAGTAGAAGCAGTAATACCACCTGTCTCTAGAGCAGTTCTATAGAAGACATAAGATTTACCACTATCTTCAAAACCATGATCTCTATGATTTACCTTAACAACTGCATTGTTGTTTTTGAATAGAGTAGATGTAGATGCAGAGTTAGAACTTGCATTCGTTTCAATTGGATTTGCATCCAAAAGTTCATAACCAAGATCAACATTCTTAAGAAGAAGTTCTGCAGGTCTAGTGGTATCAAATTCTGCTCTGTAAAGAGTGAACTTAAGATCCTCAAAAATATCTTCAGTCCAACTTTCTGTATTCTGTGAACGGTATACCGAACCTAGTGATGGTTGTGTTGTAATGACCGTACTTGTGGCAATATCAGTTTCACCAAGTCTGGATACCCATAGTTCATAATCAGTAGAATCAGTTTCTACTACTAGAGCATACTCTGTATCATTCTGTAGGTAAACAGGATAATCAAATGCAAAGTGTGTAGGTGTTGTGGAGTTTGTTACCTCTCCTGCATCAACCGCTACACCCATTCTAACCGCTGGTGTATCAATCTCAATGAATGTTTGGATCTCACACCCGCCAGCACCATTTCCAACGCCTTTAACGACCACAGAGGGCGCTTCTGTGTAACCAAAACCACTCAGTGATACCTCAGCATTGTAAATTTTACCATTTGAAACTTCAATACTTGCAGTAGCAGTAGATCCACCAGGTAATTGTGGACTCTCAATAGTAAGAATCGCACTGTCATAATTTTGACCAGTGTTAGTAATTCTCATTCTAGAAACCTTACCACTATCTTTTGCGATAGCAAGAACAAGATCTGTGTTGTTCAATGCATTTGCTTCAGTAACAGATGGAATAATTAAATCTTCGTTTGGTACGAAAGATTTTCCATTATGATTACTAAGGACAATAGTATATACTTGCTCATTCGTGAGACTAAACTTACCAGATGCGGTAGCTACTAGTTCTACATTGTTCTTATCAAAGATCTTAATAATAGGACCAGAAGCGGCAGAAGATGCACCTGTTACACTCTCACCCTTGTAGACTGCTACATTACCACTAGCAAAGCACTTGAGGAACGTATTTGGAGAAAGTGTTTTTTCAGAACCAGGAACAATATTCTTAGCTGGTTTTTCTGCATCAACATTGGAGATATATGCTTTGACTGGAATATTAGTGCTCTTCTTACTGAAGAACATATCAACACCAGTAACAAAACAACCACCTTCTAGGTTCTCAACCTTGAATGTTTGTGCAAGAGGATTAGGTCTGATAGGATTATCAGTATTACTTTCAATCAATTGAACACCTTCATTAGACTTAAAGTAAGAAGGTTTAGTTGATACAATGCTAGCAGGATTTTCTGGGAGAATACCAGTAGCATAATATTTGACTTCAGTATAACTATCTACCTCTTCTTTAGGAGCATTAGTTGCACTAGAGGTAAATCTAAATGTCAATACACCTGAAGTAATTGATACTTCTTCAGCGGAAGTGTCATATGGTAGAGTATCTACATCACCAGTCCAGGTTGCATTCTCAAGTGGTGGTAGACCAGCAGGAACAACAATTAGTCCACTAGCATTACCATACTCATCAGTTGTAATTTCACCATTGAATGCAGATAGAGAGTTACCAGCAATACCTGTGAATCTTAGGTCTGGATTTACCCAGCGACCAATATCTCTTCCCTCTAAGAAGACATACATTTTCGTGTTGGGTTTCATTCTTCTAATAACATATCTAACAGGAATGCTTCTGGCAAAGAATGCTAGAGAAGTTGAAACTAAACTTTCGCCAACACTCTTAGTCTGAATTCCTTTTCCTACCTCATTATTTTGAGGACTAATATTAGAAGAACTTGCAACAGATGCGCTAGCAACAGAAGTTGCAGCTTGCTGTGTGTTGACTTGACCCAGAGAATTAATAGTAGTAAATGATGTGGATGTTCCAACCCAGTTAACTACAAAAGAATTGTACAAACTAGAGAAACTTTCTTTAACATTTTCTTTTGCAAGGAAGATGTTAAACAGATCAGTGTTAGTATCTACTACCAATGGTTCTTCAGTTTGATCATACCAATGATCAATAGATGGAGAAATTTCTCCATCGCCAACATACTGAAGAACAACAAATGGATTTGGATTTAAAGTCTTAGATGCAAAATCATTTCCTAGTAAATTTAGAGGAGAGAAAGGTAGAGTTACCATATCTCCAGACTTCTTGTAACCAGAAACAGATCTTTGATCTTCTCTTACATTTACCTCTTCTAGATTTACAGAATCTTCTTTTGCTTGAGGACGTAGGACACTTTGCTGACTGTCCACTGCACATCTGTAATCAAGAGAAGAAAGATTTCCGACTTTATGTGCCTCAAAGTTATCAACAAAGAATCCAGACTTAAATCTATCAAGTCCAATTTCATCTTTGACTTGCATGTTCAGAGCTTGCTGCTCTAGGATGCTAAGTGTGGTATAATACTCAAGACGCTCAATACGTTTCTCTAGTTTACCGATGTCACGCATTGTGTAACGACGGTTATCAACTGGAGTAACTCTTACATCTTTAGTTGTCTTCGTAAATGCAGGAATATATGCATAGAAGAGAGGTACAGCATCATCAATAGGATCTGGTTTAGTTGGGTTGAGAGAAGAATTACCTTCCTTGACAATAAAGTTTCCTTTCTTGTCTAAGAAAATACCATCAATACGATCTAAGTATTGAATCTGACTGAAGGAGAATGTATACTCTAGTCCTAGGTCTGGAGCTGGTGTGCTTGCTAAGATAGCACCAGGACCCGCAAAAGATCCAGCAGTAGTCTCAAGAGACGCAATATTGAGGAAACCAGGAATGATAGCACTACTATCAACTTTAGGTCTAAAATCAATTACATTCTTAAGTTCTAAATTACCATGAACTGAAGAATTGAAAGATGGGATTTCATCTTCTGGAACACCTGCTTCATGTAGATAACTATCAATCGTGCAGAAGTCTCCTTGAGATTGCTCAAAGTAATCAAATGCGATGAGTAGTTGTCCAACTGCAGGATCAAATCCAGGTTTTAGAACAATTCTAGAAACATCATACAATGTATCTCTCTGTCCATTATCAAATGTATATCTAGCAGTAACATCAGTTCCTGAAATTAGATTGCCTGCAGAGTCTACATCTGGTGCTTGAGAGGAAGTTCCTTCATAAACATATCTTAGTTTAAAGGCATCGGAATATGATAGAGTTTCTACAACTTCATTATCATAGTCTTGTCCTCTAAATGGAACAATACGATCACCTGCAGAAGCAACGACGACTCTCTTGTTTCTTATTGCAGTTTTAAGTCTTGGTTTTGCGTTTGATACTTCAAGAGTTGCTGTCAACTTAAGTTTAGGGAATGTTCCGTTAGAAGGAATAGTTCCAAAATATGTTGATGGCAACTGTAGACTGATACTACCAGATGTAAGACCACTAGCAGTGTCAGTAGCAGATGAAATTTCTACTGCGTCATCGGAGATGTAGATGATGTCTCCCTTAACAATGTTAGGAGCATCGCCTGGATCCAGAACAGTGATGATGAAATTACTTTCACTGAAAGCTGCAAATCTTTGTGTTCCGAATGGCAACTGTGCAGCAAATGTAATTGTTCCACCACCCGAAGATGCCGTAGTTACAAAATCTCTACGGAAGTAATACTTAATCTTAGTATCATCACCGCCAGCAGAGATTTGAGAAACTTGCTTGCTACCAGTTGGGAATAGTAATGTACCAGAGTTAGTATTTTGTACTTTTGGACGTAAACGTACAATGCTGGTA